CCTTGCCAGATTTGTCTTCATCGGCAGCAGGAGTCTCTGGCTCTTCTTCCTCTGCATCTTCAGGTGTTTCGACTTCTTCATCTTCGACAGCTTCTTCTTCGGTCTCGACAGGTTTGCCATCTTCATCGACTTCGACAAGCTCTTCACCGCTGGCATTGACAAGAGGCTGCTTGACAGTCTGCTTCTCACCAGTTGGCTTGCCTTCATCATCGAGCACATCTTGCTCGACTTCAGCACCAGCTACAGGCACACCTGCTTCTGCTGCTCGCTCTTCAGTATCATTGATAGGTCGGCCATTCTCTTCGGCTGTAGTCACGACTGCAGCATCTGCATCACGATCTTCCTGACCAGTTACTGATTTTGCTCGATCTCGTACTTGCTTGGACATTGTAATAAGCTCCTCACTCTTCTTAATGTTTAGTGCCTTTGCTGCATTGGCGATATCTTCCTCGTAGTCGGGGAAGTTTTCTGGCTCAAGAATTTCTTCAGCAGCAGCAGCCTGGATAGCTTCGAGGGCAGACTTCAGAGGGGAGAGATCCTTCTCACCATCATATGATTGCCAGAAGATATAGTCTGACAGACACATGGCAAGGTCAGCGAGCATAGCTCCTTCCCATAGACTTTTGGCGATAGTATCTTGTTTGCCCATACTATCTTCATTGTATACCATGACTGAGCCCTTCATAATGTTCTGAGAATTTGAATACTGATATTGCTTTTCCCACCATGCGACAGGTCGGCCATATGTCTTTTCGAATGATTCCTCATGGAATAGCTTGCCATCTTTTGACTTGATGATCTGGAATGTAGCTGAAGCCACTGCAGGATTGTCTACCAGCGAAGTCTCACCGAGATCATAATCAGTGATCACATTGACCATCTTCTTTTTGCCATCAATCATCATCTGCTGCATCTTGGCATCATTGACTCGGCCACCGATACTGAAGCCTGCGAGCACACCTTCTTTGACTTTGGTCCAGGCATTCTCACCATCAGTAGATTCGGAGATCTTTGCTCCGATCCAGACACCCTTTGCATCCTCATCGAATTCAATCTCGATTGCTTTGCCGACTGCAATATCTTGATGCATCTCTCGTATGTTTCCGATCCAGTTGCTGAATGCCTTCTTGCTGGCCTCGAATGTGATGATCTCACCATGCGAATCAAGCTCTTCGACAGTGGCATATCCATACACCATTCGCTGCTCTTCATCGACTTTAGTAATTGGGATCGTTACATGTAGTGGCTTCTTCATTTGTTGTATACCTCTATTTGAATTATAACTGCTGGAATCATTATCTATAATCAAGAGCCATCCCATAGCACATCGATGGAATCGAGATCAATCTCTTCACCTGCATCTTCGTAGCACTCACAGCCTGGATGTCCAGGTGGATGAGGATCACCAGAATCGAAGTCTTCCTTCACAGGTATCGGACCTTGATCAGCATTGCCTTCACAGATCGGACAGGTGTTCGGACCAGCAGCCACCCATACTTTTGTGCCGATTCCATTCTCCACCAGGAAGGCTTGCTGTGCTGAGCTCATAGCTTGGTTGGCTTCAGTGTTGGCAATTTGGAATGCTCGAGTGTCGGAGATGTTTTCAAACTCAGACACAATGATCTCGGCCAGCTCATCGATAGTGGCCATGTTGGTCCGAGTGTCTCTGATCAGATTGATCATGCGATTGCGAGTGGTCTCATCAATGCTGGACTTGTTGAGCAGATAATTTGCCTGGTCTTGAAGAGCATCGAGATAGTATTGATTGGTCAGCTCGAATGTTACGAATGGATCTGCAGCCTTCTGCAGCTTGATCCCTTGCCTTTGATAGAAGCTCTCGACTGAGTAGGTGAATGCAGCTATCAGTACCTTGTAGATATCCTTCTGCTTGACATATTTGGCGATCGACTTCTGATTGTCTTCTACCCATTTTGTGACACGCTTCTCATCGAATTCTTCATCCTCGATCATCCACTTCGGCAGCTTCTTGGCCATTGCTTTGACCTGATCCAGTATGCCAGCCGACATTGAATCCTCGAATGACTTGAAGTCATCAGTAGTCCTGAAGGCTTCTAGTGGCTCATTCTTTTTGCTGGCTTTGGACAAGAATCTATCGACTGCTGCAGAGAGTCGCTGCAGTTTGTTCATACTACTTTGCTCAGGCTCTTCCGAAGGTTAGTGACTTCAGCGAGGAATTGCACCTGATAATCTGCCATGTAGTCTTTGAAGATGGCTCGGACCTCATCAGCATCTGCAGCTTTGCTGAGCTTGGTATTCATCTCATCCACTACATTTTGAGGCAGCACATCAGACTTGAATGCTCTCAGTGCCTTGCCATCCTTCTTGCGATTGACAGCATACTTGCGGAATGCTCGGAGCTCGGTGACTAGCTGGATATGATTCTGCTCGGCCGACTTCTGCTTCTGCTCATCAGGCACATCGCCTGGAGCTGGATCTTCATTCGGCTTGTCTTCAGGCGTGGTGTCTTCAGTGCCATTGTCAGTGCCACCTGCAGCATGAAATTCTCTCAGGCTCGTGAGAGCTGCTGCTGCATCGGCTCGAGACTTTTGAGACTCAGGATCAATGAATGTAGGATTGCCGAGCACGAATGGTTTGTCCACACCGAGAGGCTGCTTGCCCTTATTCTGTCGGACCTCATCGATAGTAGTCTGGCCAGAGCGGATGAGGATCTCATTCTTCTCTGCTTCAGCTCGCTCATCGACTTGATCAAGACCAGTGTACTTGAAGGCTAGATTCTCGAAGCCCATATCATTCTGGATAACATCGGTGAAGATCTCCTCGAAGAAGTGAGCCAGAGGCATCAGACCACTATTGAATCCGATGTCTTGCTGGACCTCGCCTGTGCTCTTGTTCACTGATTCGGTGAAGCCGAGCTCATTCGGCTGGATCTCGAATAGCATACAGGTCTTCTTCATCAGCCATTCCTGGAGCTCTTTGTATCGCATGTCTTCTGGCTTGACTGCTGGAGTGTAGCCAGTAGCACCCTTGCCAGATGGTACGAATTTGAGCTTGCTCATGGCACGAGTATCACCAGACAATGCAGCATCCCATAGTACCTGGAATTCTTTGATCTGATCAGGTGTCCATGCTTCAGGCACACCGAAGAAGCCCTCTGGGATGTTGCCTTCAGTGAGCAGGTGGACATTGTAGATGTCTGACTTCAGAGCAGCGGAGACACCGAGCACCAGGCTCTCAAGCGGAGCGAGGCCATATGGTGTGTAGGTCCGAGAATTCATCATCTCGTAGTACATCTCATCGGCTGTGAAGGTTGCCACCTCTTTGCCATGAATGATCTGTCGGTATGCAATATCTGGAGGCATTGGAGTGCCACCATTATCATCAAGCTCAAGCACGATCGTGGCTGCATCTACAGGCTCAAGAGCATAGAGACCACCACCCATGTTCGGTCGCTTGTATAGGACCATTGCATCAAGCACCAGAAGATCATCCACAAGAGTATCAATAAACTCTCTGAAGCGGACCTTGTAGCCACCGATTGATTTGAAGTCCTTCTTCAGAGGCTTGATCTGAGCTGAATAGTCTGCAGTATCATCAGACTCGGCTGCGACAATATTCCATTCAAGAGCATTGAGCTGTCGCTTCCTGCGATTGATTGCTGCTCGGGCCACATCATACTGGACAGAGAATCGCCTCAGTGTTGCGAAGTCGATGCCATTCGTAGTGCCTGGCTTTGATCGGCCAGATGGATATGCATTGTTGAATGGCAAGCGATCACGAAGCACTGCTTGCATGCCTGCTTGAGATGGTGATCCATCAGCTTTTGCCAGATCACCGAGGTAGTCAGCCAAAGGCTTGAGTACTACTTTTGTATATGCATCTTTGATGATTCCCATCAGTCGCTTGCTCCTCTATTGGCCTCTGCTATAGCTGCTGCTGCAGCTCTCTCAGACTCCACTTTATCGGCATAATATTGCTTGATGCCACTACTATTATTGTAACTGTCAAAAGCAAAATTCATAAGAGCTGTGCTGTCTGGATGGTCATCATGTGCATCTTCCTGATCAGGATGGTGGACCACCATGTACTCTCCGACATACCGCTTCTCCAAGTCAATAAATTCATCCTCGAATTCTTCCGATGCCACAGCAGTCTGCTGCTCGACTGTGAGCGGTGTGCCAGGAGCGATCATCTTCACACCATGCTTGATCGGATCTTGCCAGTAGTACATCAGGTTGCCATTGATCTGCTTCTGGTAGAGAGCCTTGTACATGATGTCTTTGGTCATGCGAGAGAATTTCATGCGGAAGATCTTGTATGGAGTATGCCTCTCGAATTTGTCTGGCATGAAGTCACCCTGTCCAGTGGAGTCGATAGCACCTGCTGCGATCTTGAAGTACTGGAGCTCATCCTTGAGGGTATCGAATTGATCCTCGTAGTTTGTACCCTTGCCACCAGAGACTGATCTCACGATAGTCAGTTTGCCATCGATCATTCGGCCGATCTTCAGGATAGTCTGGTCAGTGCTCTTGGCTGTGTCGAGTCCGAAGTAGTGGTCCTGTTCTAGCCATGCACGATAGAGCTCATACTGCTCAGGCTTGAGATCATGCTGCTTGGCCCATTCATCACACTCGGGC